AAGACGGTGTTCATCTTCATTGCCGCGCCCATGCCGAGCCGCCGCCGGATGTCGTCGAGGGCACCCAGATCGTCGTTGATGATCTGGGTCCGCGAGAGCGCCAAGAGTTTCGCGTAGGTCTTGATGCTCGCCGTGTAGGACTCCTCCCCGAGCGTCCCCGAGGGAATCTTGCCGCTCGCCGGCACCTGCTCGTATTCCAGGCTGGCCGTCAGACGATAGAAGGTGGACTCCTTGAAGTCGTTGACGCGGCCGGTGTTCGCAACCTGCCGCCATTGCTTCGGTGCCATGTCGAAGCCGGCCAAAAGGAACTTGTTCGCCGTGTTGCTGAGAATGCCCGCGATGTCGATCGTCGAGGCACCGGCTCGGAGAAAAGCGTGTTCCACGACCTCGCGGACGTTGCCCTGCCGGACGTCGTGTGGCCCGTCGTACCCGTTGGCAAATGCCGCCCGGAGAAGCAACTGATGGAGGCCGAAACCGCGAAGGCTCTTATGGTCCGCGGCCTCCAACACTTCCGGCTTGAATGCCTTCTCCATCCCGGGCATCCCGGCATACCGGCAGAAAGCCGCCTCCAAGACTTGTGGACCGGCATCGCGCGTACTGCCGTGGATCGCGGGCCCGGTCGGTCGGGAGGCGCGGAGGATGTTCAGCTCCACATCCCGGGCGTCCCAGCCGTCCTTGATCGCCTTGGCCTTCAGTTCGGGAAAAGTGTTTCCGAACTGCTTTTCGACCATCGCCAAACGGTCGGCCTCGGCGGCTACGGCATCGCGCGTGACCTTAATAGCCATCGCGGCTTGCGCCTTGAGGGCATCCGGTTCTGCCGCCTTGGCCTTGAGGGCAGCCTCATCGGCCGCTGCCTTGGCCGCCAGCTCGGCGTCGTAGGCAGCCTTCATCGTCTCCGCCTGTTTTTCGGTCAGATCGGCCGCTGCAAAACCGCGGGCCTGAAGCCATTGATCGTATTCCATATTCGGAATCTCCTTGAAAAGGTCAGCGGCCTTTGCCGCGATTGATACCTGGGTTCCGGCATCCGCGCCCACGGCGAGGATGCTCACTTCGACGAGCCGACCGCGGCGGATTAGGGTGAATCCCCCGGGCGGCGCCTTGAAAGTCTGTCCGTTGGCCGTGACCGTCTCACCGGCCTTGATCGGGTCTGCGTGAGTGACTCGCATTCCGATGCTTGCACCGAACGGCGTCCCCGCCTTAGAAAGCTGGATGATCCGATCCGCGGCTTTGTCGCCAGGAACCAGGGCCCCGTCAACGAGGAGTTTGCCACCCGCTTTCGTCGGGACTCCGCTGCCGACGATCCCTCCAAGCTGATCGTCGTGGTCGGAAAGGAGGGCCAACCGCTCGGGAATCTCCAGTCCGGCGAGATCGACCACCACGGGCCCCCACGGCGCGACGGTCATCAAGCCGCCGCCATAGGCCATGACGGAGACCTTGGGACCGCCGGTTTCGCCGGCCGCTTGCAGGTCCAGGCCCACTTCTCCGGCAAATCGGATGTAGTTATCAGGCCGCGGCATTTTGCACTTCCCCTTGGGGCATGGCGTCTTGCGGTTTCGGCGGGGGCGCTGTGGACTTTTCCGAGAGCGATTGCACGAGCAACGCCTGATAATCCTTGAGCGTCATCCCCAAGACTTCCGCCTGCTTGGTCCACTCCGTCACGCAATCGAGGCCGCGGCGGGCGTATTCCAACGGATAAGTGGTTGTGCCGTCCTTGAGGTTGTTCTGAATCGCAACCGACTCATCGACCACGTTGCTGTAGGGGCGGCCCGTCCAATACCACTGGTGAGCCGGGGCAGGAGAGGCAGGCACGCTCCACTTGTATTCCAAGACCGCCTCGCGGAACCAGGCAGTGAAGAGTGGCCGCAAAACCCAGCGGGCCGTGCGATTCTGCGAGACGGAAATCGAGAGGAAGTAGGGAAGGTGGTCGAGTTGTCCGGAGGCGAAGTTGTAGGAACTGGAATCGCACGTTGCGATGTTCCGCGGCATGTTCACGCATCGGGCAGCCTCGCCGATGATCTCTTTGCGGAAATCCTGAAAGATCGTGTTCGGATGTTCGGCCGCGATCTGCTTGGCCTTGTACCCGAACGGAGCTTGCACGGCGGAACCGTAAGGAATCTCAACCGCCCCCGGCGTAACCTCATCTGGCTCCATTCCAGGGGGTAAGTCCGTCTCGAAGAGGAGTGCAATATCAGCCGCCGTCTCTGCCGCCTTGAGCGTAGCCGCGGTGAATCGCCGGAGGCCCGGGAAGAGATTCAGAGCCGGGGCGATCTCCGGCACGCCGCGATGCTGGCCGGGCCGCTTGGCGTGAAAGAGATGGATGACGTACTGAGCCGCGATGGTGTCGAATTCCGTCGGGAACCCGATCCCGCCAAGTCCGCCCGGGTGATACCGCAGCACGTCGTAGCTGATCGGGTTGCCGATCCCGTCCGTTGTGATCCCGTCGATATACCGCTCGCCAAGCGACGGGAAATAGCGGGATGTGAACTGGTCGCACTCGACCAAACGCAAGTCAAGCTGAACGACGTGATCCACCCGCGGATTCGTTATCAAGATGGCGAATGCCTCGCCATCAGTCACGCGGGACATGACCATCGTGGCGAGCTTGCCCGGCAGGTCCACTGCCGCCGACCAATCCGCCCAGCGGCTTTCAACCATCGCGTTGAAGGCCGCGTTTTGGGTGAGCATTTGGAGCGTCGGCCCGGTAGCAATCTCATGGTTTGCCAACGTCTGAACGATGCCATCGAGATAGGAATTGTTCGCGACTTCGTACCGGGCACGCTCGCGGAGCTTCTTGCGCACGCCGAGTGAGTTAGCGAGGTCCGCACTGAGGACGTCCGACGCCGCCCAATAGGCCGAGTTGGCGTTGCTCGTTTGGGCCGCGTCGTAACGGGCCTGGAGACGCGGGGAACGGCCGGAGACGACTTCGGCAAGTGACTTCGAAGCGTGGCCGTTTCGCTTCTCAGCGACCAGCGGCCGGCCAAATCTGTCAAGCAGTGTGGTGGTCACGACTCGAATGCGTTCCCCTTGATCTTGAAAACCCGGATGCCCATTCGCTGGGTCGTGCTGGTTTCCTGGCCGGACAGGTAGCGGTCGGCAGCAATCTGGTCCTGAATGTTCTGTGCAACCGCGCCGTGGCCGTCGCTTGTGGCGCTGGACGGACCCTTGGCGGTCTGTTCGATTGCCTCGCGGATCGTTTGCTCTGCCATAACGGCTCCCGTGCAAGGTGGCGGGTTCTGGAGTCGCACCAGAAGTCCAGGCTTATGGGACCCGGATGAGCACTGGCCCACCCGCAATCTCGGGCGAGCGCAACGAAAAAGGCCGCGTGGAGGTGTGGCTCCACACGGCCTTTTGGTTGCACTGGAATCGGTCGGGGCAATTACTCCCGGCCGTCGCCCGGTAACTCTCCCCTAATCAAAACGGAAAACGGGAGAATTGCAAGATGAGAATGGGCGGGACGGGGGAAAGCACCCCATATATCCCCCCTCACCCTACTATAAGACGTAGGCGTCTCATCGCCTTTGTGAAATTTCCCGTCTCCTGGTCGGCATGTCAACCTGATTTTTCATTGCGACTTTCTCCCATGACGGGCGGCTGATAGATCGCCGGACCCAAGATTCGCTCCTCAGTCCACGACACCTTTTTGCAGACACGACAGAACCGCCGACGACGAATGACGTGGACGAGCTTCTGGGTTTCGTATACGCTCCACTCCCCGGACGCACCGCAAGACGGGCAGCGGATACCGCGGCTGTCGATGCCCATGAGTTCAGAGAGCGTCCCCTTGCGGGGCTGCCGGTCAGGCATCGACTTTGTCGAACACGGCGCCATCCCGAAACACAGCAAAGACGCGACCGGCCTCTCCAAAACCAACAGCGGAGAACTCGGCGAATTTGATTACGCAATCAGGGTCTATCGAGCCGTCCATGAATCGCGCAGGCCCGAAGCCTTCTGTCAGGGTATTCGGACTATCAGCATCGGGCCCCCAGATCGACCATCGACGCGATTGGAGCGGTAAGGACGCGATATAAAACCCAGATGCTTTCGGTTTCGGTGCCGCCCCAGTCTGCTCGTCGATTTGCAGCTTGCTATGGTCGATTCGCCGGGCAAGCTCCTCTATGCAGTCCTTATTGAGTTCAGCATCGTCAGCAGACACTGCGAAGCAAGCCGCGCCGACGAGACACTTTCTGAGCAAGACCTCAGTTAGGAATTCCTTAGCCATCAGGCGTATCCCGCAGACCGGACACGCACCTCGCGGGCCGTTGTCAGTCACTCTCTCGCCATCGTGTTCGTGAATCATCGTTTCCCTCCCATGAGTTCCGCCAGTGACAC